CGCTATACCGCTGAAGTCCGCGTGTACAGCATGGGGCTGCTGCTGACGACTGCCCAAGTCGCGACGCTGGAGACTTTCTACTACACGACGCTCGGCTGTGTGGATGAATTCGACTGGACGAATCACCGGACCGGCGCAGCCCTCTCATACCGCTTCCGCTCACCCCCTTCCTATTCCGAAGCGGGCGCCCCCGGCTACTGGCGCACCTCGCTGGATTTGGAGGCGCTGCCGTGAGGACGATTAGCAGCAACGCCCGCGCCGCACTGTATGCCGCACAGTCTGACGAAGTCTGGCTGCAACTGCTGACCATTGACCACGACGACATGGTGGCGCCGATTCGGCTCGTCTCGAATACAGAGGACGTGGTCAGCAACGGCGAGACCTTCACGGCGTTCCCGTTTGAGCTTGCAATTCCTGCGACGGCTCAAGAGTCCGTTGAGTTGATTGTGGACAACGTGACCCGCGAGCTAATCGACGAAGTCCGCAGCATTGATACGCCTTTCGGCCTGACGCTTGAAATTGTGGTGGCGAGCGCGCCCGACACTGTCGAGGCGGGACCGTTTGAATTCCAAAGCCGGGCCGTTGAATACGACGCGCAGCGGCTCCGGTTTACGTTGGCTTACGAGCCGATTCTGAATGAGCCTTTCCCGGCTTACGACTACACCCCCATCGACTATCCTGGGCTGTTTCAGGCGGTGGACCGATGATTGAGTACATCGGCATCCCCTACGAGCTCCACGGCACGACCCGCGAGGGCATCGACTGCTGGGGGCTGCCGTGCCTGTGGTATCGAGAGCAGTACGGCGTTGACCTGCCAACCTTCGGCGACAGATACGGGCGAGAACTGGACGCGGCAGAGCGGGCGCACATTGCCGGCGTTATCAGGGGCGAGTCGGCGCAGTGGCGGCAGGTCCGCTCGGGGGATGAACAGCGCGGCGACCTCGTACTATTTCGCGTGCTGACCGAAGAGTCGCACATCGGGATTGTGATAGAGCCTGGCCGATTCCTGCACGCACGGCAGGGCGTCGACTCATGCGTCGAGCGTTACGACTCCCCGACATGGGCGCGGCGTGTCGTGAGTTTCTATCGGTGGGCGCGGCAATGATTACTGTCGTCGCCTGCCCTCATCCCCTGAGACCTGACCGCTACGTCTGGCAGGTCAGCGGACGGCCGACGGTTGAAGACTTGGTGGTCGAGGCGGCCGAGCGTGGCCGCGTTCCTCTTTCGGCAATGTGCAATGCCGTGGTGGTCATTGGCGACCGGATGGTCTCAAAAGACCGATGGAAGCACACCCGCCCGAAGTCTGGAACGGTGGTCGTTAAGTCTCTTCCTGCCGACCCCGTTTCCCTGTCGCTGGCTATCAGTATCGGCGGCACCATTGCGTCGACTGCGGTCCCTACTGCTTTGGGCTTGACTGGTCTTGCTGCTGGCCTTGTGTCGGCTGGTATCGGTCTCGCCACGTCATTGCTTGTTGGCGCATTGACCCCCGCCCCAAAACAACGAAACGCGGGCCGGCAGGAATCATTGCAGGCGCGGTACTCAATTCAGGGATTCCGCAACGAGCAGAGACCTTATCAGCCCATCCCGAAAATCTACGGGCGACGCGTGAAGTATTTCCCGGTACTGGCAACGCAGCCCTATTCGGAAATCGTGTGGGGCGAAGAGCAGGTGGTCAGGGCTGTTTTCGATGTGGGCTATGGACCGCTGTCAATTTCCGATATTCGCATCGGCGAAACGCCGCTAGACCAATTTGAAGATTGCACATACGAAGTCCGGCAGGGCTATCCAAGTGACGCGGCGCTGACCTTGTTTCCGGGGCAGGTTCGGGAAGTCGCGACCAACATCCAGTTGAAGCAGGTCGACGGCTTTGTCTTGCAGACGACGACCGAGGACGCGGACGAGGCGATTGTCGATATTTCCTTTCCGGGTGGATTGCAGCGAATCACCGGCAAGCAAATCAAGTTTGGCGTGTCCGTTTCGTTTGAGATTCAGATTCGCCCGGCCTCCGGTGGCGCGTGGCAATCTCCGACATTGACGGCCCCGGCGTCTGGCGTGTTCCTGTCTGGCGGGTCGTTTGAGATTCAAGCCAACAGCAAGAGCGCCGTTCGCAGAACTGTGCGCGTGGTGTTCCCTTCGCGTGACCAGTGGCAGGTTCAGATACGCCGGCTGACGACCGACGACCAGGCGGTTAACACCGGAGAGAATCAGAGCGTTACGACCGAGGACAGCTATCTGACCGCTTTCCGGTCCGTGACGAATACAGCGCCCATCAACAAGACCGGCATTGCCCGCATTGCCATCCGGGTGCGGGCGTCGAATCAGTTGAACGGGCAGATTGAACAATTGAACTGCACTGTGCAGGCAATCCTTCCCGTCTGGAATGGCTCCACGTGGGTAGAGCAGGAGACCCGTTCGCCCGCATGGGCTTTCTGCGACGTACTCAGGGGAGCGGCCAACGCCCGCCCGATGGCGGCATCTCGCATCGACCTTGCCCGGATGCTGGAATGGGATGCACAGACGACGGCGGAAGGCATCACCTTCGACGGGCTGCTAGACCAGCGTCAATCCGTGGCCGAGGCGCTGGACGACATAGCCGCCACAGCGCACGCCATGCGAATCACGCGGAACGGCTTGTATTCCGTTTCCTTCGACGCCGAGCGCGCGACGGTCGTGCAGCATTTCACCCCCCGGAATTCTCGCAAGTTCCAAGGCTCGCGCATGTTCGCGACCCGCCCTCACGCGCTTGATGTGCTGTTCCCTGACGAGGCGACGTTCCACCAGCAGAACAAAATCAGGATTTACGACAACGGATATAGCGCCAGCAATGCGACGCTGTTTGAATCCCTTGAATTGCCGTTCACGACCAGCGCAACGCAGGCGTGGAAGATTGGCCGCCGCAAGATGTTTGCCGCCCGTCTCCGTCCAGAGGTCTACAGCTTTGAGACGGACATAGAGCACATTGTGTGCGAGCCGGGGGACTTGATTCGCGTCACCCACGACGTTCCTCTTTGGGGTGTCTCTGCGGCCCGCGTGCGGGCGATAGCGACCAGCGGCAGCAATACTACAGGTGTGACGCTAGATGCGGCTATGCCCATGTCTGGCGGCGTCTCGTATGCCCTGCGATTCAGGCTCGCGACTGGCGACACCCTGCTAGTTCCGGTCGACACCGTGGCGGGCGACCAGACGGCCATCACGTTTACGACTGCCGTGCCTACATCGACAGGGCCGGCCGTGGGTGACTTGGCGCTATTCGGTATCTCCGGCTCTGAGTCCGTCGAGTTGGTGGTCCGGTCCATTGAGCCGATTGCGGACATGGGCGCCCGGATTACATGCCAGGATTACGCGCCGGAAATCTTCGACGCAGACACCGGCAGCATTCCGACATTCGACCCGCAGATAACTTTGCCGGCTGTTGCAAATAGGGCGACGCCGCCCCGCGTGCAAGTCCTGTCCGTTGATTCGGATGAAGATGCCTTGATTCGGTCCAGCGATGGAACGCTGACCAGTCGCATCCTGCTGTCCGTTGCTCTGGACCAGAGCAGCGGCAACACGCAAGCGGAAATTATTCAGGGGCGCTATCGGGAGTCCGGCACGACGGGTGACTTCGCATGGCTGTCGCCCGTTCCTGCAAGTGGTGGGGAACTGTCCGTCCTGCCTGTTCAGGACGGCTCGACGTACACGGTACAGGTTCGGAGCGTTTCCCAATTCGGGGCAACGTCGGACTGGACGGAAATCACGCACACCGTTATTGGCAAGACCGCGCCCCCGCCGAATGTGGACCGATTCTATCGGCAGGGCAACGCGCTGACGTGGCCCTATCCCGACCCGCCGCTCGACCTCGCCGGCTTCCTTCTGCGAGCCAATTACGGCGCCTCGGCGGATTGGGGCGCTGCGCGTGCTTTGCACCCCGGCGTTGTCAGCGCGCCCCCGTTCGACATTTCAGCACTGCACGGCACGCAGACGATTCTGATTAAGGCCGTCGACACCTCGGGCATTGAATCCGAAACGGCCGCGAGCGTCACGATTGACCTGGGCGACCTGCTGACGGCTAACGTCGTCGTGACTCAGAGCGAAGCCCCCGGCTGGGCGGGTCCCCTTACCGGAGGAACAGATACCGGCACGAACATCGAATCCAGCCTGCTTTCCTCCCCGCCATTCTGGGGCGCCGATTCAGAGCTCTTCTGGGGCGCTGACGGCTCCCTCTTCTGGGACGCCAACACCTACGACAGCATGGTCTACACGGCGACCTACACGCCGACCACGGACATTCTCGGGGACGGCGTTCTCAAGATTGACACGACGGTTACTGGCGGCTTCACGATTGATTACCGAATCTCCACCTCGGGGACATTCTGGGGCGTCGACGCAGACCCATTCTGGGGGGCTGACGACGCGCTCTTCTGGGATGCCGACACCATCGGCGAATGGCTGCCATTCCCCGGCGCCCTCGGCCCGTTTGATTCGACCGCCGACAGCTATCAATTCCGCCTGACCACGCTGGGCGGGCCGACACAGGGCATTGCGTCGCAGTTCGACATTGTCATCGACGTGCCGGACATCACCGAGAGTTTCGAGGACGTTGTCATCGCGGCAGGCTCAACGCGCCTGACGCTCACCAAAAC